CGAGGCCGCGAAGGATCAGATCGGCAATATCCGTGTTCAAAAAGCACAGCAACAGGCACAGGAGGCCGCTCGCTTCGAGACCACTGTTGCCACCAGTAAGACCCGAGCGGTCGAACTCTATCCCGATGTGACAAAGGCCGAAAGCCCCCTTGTCCAGAAGATGATCGAGATCGATGCTCGGCTTAAAGATTCCGAAAACCCCCTCTATTACAGCGCCGATAAGCCCCTCAAGGTGGCTCAGATGGCGGCAAACGAACTCGGAATCCCACCACGCGATCCAAGGCAGAAGACTTCTTCACCCAAGGCAACCACTTCGGCTCGTACTCCCGCCGCTCCGGCTAACGGACGTCCTACAACCCCACCGATTGCCCCGGCAAACGCCCGCACCAGCAGGCCTAGCCAAGCAGTCGTCAATGGAAGTTTCGACGACCTCTTATCCAAGGCCGAATCGATGGACGATCTGATCGCCATCGCATCGAAGTTGGGTAGGTAACAGCCCACTCTGCCGGCGTGTGCCGGATCTGAATAAGGGTCAGGTAGTCGGTGCTTCCTAGATAGGAAAACCTTATCATGCCTACTTATAATTCAGCAGATACCTACTATATCCCAGCCAATGCTAACTTGGCCGTCGATCTAGCCTCACAGGCTTCGCAGTTCTTGCCGAAGCTCTGGAAAAAGGGTGTCGATCTCTCCGAGCAGATGGAAGATTACTTCCGTGAGTTCGAGGGTTCCGGCCCCGAAGCCCCCATCCAATCCGTCACCGACCTCGCTAAAGGCGCTGGACAGTCAATCGTGTTCCGCACGATGTCCGGTCTCTATGGTGATGGTGTCCAGGGCGACGAGATCATCGGAGACAACGCGGAAGAGTTCCGCGTAGGTAATTACACCCTTCAGGTGGATTACCTCCGTCACGCCACCGCACTCAACCTGCGTACGGAAGACCAGACTGCACTCCTCGCGGAGTTGAAGGCCGGTGTTCCCGAACAGCTTGGCAAGTGGCTTGGTCGCAAGAAGACCGAGCGCCTTCAGATGATGTTCATCAACAAGGGCAACGCAATGAACACGATTTATGCAAATCAGGTTTCTTCCCGCGATTCCCTGACCAGTGCTGACACCATCAGCATGGACAGCATCATCAGTGCAGGTCAGCGCCTCAAGACCCTCGGAGCACGCCCTGCTCTGGTCTCCAAGGTAGGCAAGAACCAGATCAATCGTTTCGTGACGGTTGGACTCGGTGAAGCCCTCGTGCCCCTGAAGAATAGCTCTGATTACTTGGAGGCTCTGCGTTATGCAGGCGTCCGTGGTGATGAGAACCCGATCTTCACCGGCGGCTATGTCGATGTGAACGGTCATGTGATCCGCGAGTTTAACCCGCTCGATCACGATGGTTATGGTGCAATCGGAAGTGCGATGAACCCCAAGGCCCTCCTTGGCAATGCCATCAACAATCCCACGGCATCGTTCAACATCTACGGAGGTGGATCCGTGGCGGCGGCGGCGATCAAGGCTCGTTATTTCGAGTTCTTCTCGAACTACGCCTATCGCTTCACCTACACCGATAGCCTCGCGGCAACGACGACCCAGCGCTACATCCTGATCGTGAACCTCACTGGTTCCAATCAGGGCAAGTACGGCTTCTATGGCTACAATGCCAATGGGCTGGATGGAAGTGGCCTGAACGCCCTCACTGTCAACCAGGCTCTCGTGCCTTCCACGACCACCGCAACTTCCTTTGCCCTGCACACTGTAGGTCAGGTAGTCGGTTCTGGAACCGCCGCAGGTCCTTGGTCTGACGCCAACATCACCAACACACACCCAGTCGGTTCGTTGATCCTTGAGACCAACGCCAAGGGTGTTCCGTTTGGTCGCACACTCATTCTGGGTGCCAATGCCGCAGTCCGTGGTTATGGCCGCTTCCGGAACGAGCGCACCGAGCAGATGTTTGATGGTGAGTTCGTGAAGACGACCTACATCACCAGCGTCTTCGGGCAAAGCCCTTACCAGCGTGTCGATGGCATCATGCCCAATTTCTTGGTCATGGAGCACGCCATCCCATACGCCGGAATCAGCCTGCCTGTCGTCAGCTAAAAACGACTCCCAAGGACTGCGCCCTATCCCGCAGTCCGGGGAGGGGGGAGAAATCCCCCCTCCTTTCCTTGGATAGGAACCTCCACCACCCATTTTCCCAATGCCTAAATTCCTAATGACAATTCCCGATGCCAACCGATCCGGTGGACTCACTGTGAACCACACCGGACGCAGTGGCGTGTCCTATCCGTTTGTCTGGAATCAGAAATACGCAAAACACATCTACCTTGGCCGTGAACTGACACCAAAGGAGTTCAACAAGGTAGCACGCGACATTTTCACGGCTCCCAAGCCTCGCCTTCATGTTGTTCCTGAGATCTATGTCGATCCGTATGGCCGTGACGAGGAAACACCTCTTGTCGATCACATCGACACGACAAAGGAACTTGTCGATCAAAATCCGGAAATCGTACACGACAACGCCAATCCTCCCAAGAAAGCCGGTCGTCCCAAAAAAGAACAGCCCTCTGAGGCAGAGATAACTTTCTGATTATGAGTATGCTGAACCTCTCCAAGGTCGTCGATGACCTCTATCGCCTCCTGGGGATGGAACAGCCAGTCAATGCACCGGCATTTATTGCAGATGTCGCCACCAATGCCATCAATGCGGCAATTCAGGATATTTTCCGTGAGACAGGGGAGTTCTTCAGGTTCACCACTTACACAAATGTTACCTTTGGATCCAATAGCTCGAATGTAGCAAATCAACCGCTCAATATTCAGGAAAGCACGAGAGTCATCGAGGTCATCGGACCCGATGGCATCACAAGACTGCGCCCCTTAAACCGGAAGGAAGAATTGGATTGGTATGCGGCAACCTACAACCCAAGTGCCACCGCAGGATCCCCAGAAGCATTCTGGTTAGAGCGTACCTACACGGCAAACCCAGGAAGCATTCTGCACATTACCCCAAGTGCCGTAAGCGGAACACCGCTAACCGTCACTGTTGTCACGACCTTCGAGGTGCCCGAACTTGATGGAACTTTGGTTGCCAATTACTCGGCCAATCATTCCACCGGAGCGGCGGCACTCAATGCCGTTACGCTCCCGATCCCGCTTGATTGGATGGAAACATACCTCATGCCACTAGCTCGCGGTCATGCAATGCGATCTCATTATTGGATCCTAAAGGATGAAGCCCAGATGTTCTCCGCAGATTACGACAAAGCGATTGAAAAACTTAAACTGCTCAACCCCAAGCCAAGGGAGGACTTCGATACGGAGGTTGATCCGCAACAAGGTAAATCCTAATGAGTACGACAATTCTCCAACTTGCATCACGCATTTGCCGTCACCTGAAGGTAAGGGACATCCATTCCATGCCGGCAGACGATGCCACAGAAGTCCTGGATGCCATCAATTCGGCAATCGCCGAGTTTTTTGCCGCCGCCCCTTCTCCATACAGGGTAAAATCAAATGTTACTTTCAACATTCAGGCTCCCAACACTTGTGTTGTCGGGGTGACAAATGGAAGCACCTCAATAACAGGCGTCGATCCGTCACTAATAGGACTCTCCATATCGATCCCTGGGGATTCCCAGATGAACCGCATCATCGACACCAATACTCTAGATCTTCCTTATCAGGGAAATACAGGGTCAGTAACGGCAACGTACTATACGGATGCGTTCCCACTAGCTCCAAACTTCGCAAGGTTTTCAGGAGATCCGGAACTATTTAACAATGGGATCTTTGTTCGATACCTTCTTAGACAACCCGATGAGGGAAGATTCTTGGGTGAGGCTCAGATAGGTTATCCCTTGCGATTTGTGGTGGAAGCGCAAGGGCAGGCCTCCGGGGCCTCCCCATACTTTTATCTGCGACTTATCCCGATCCCAGATCGCCCTTTAACCTTAAAGGTGAACATGGAGGTAAGGCCGCTTCAATATACTCTAAAACAACTCATTAGCCCGACACCCCTTCCTGTTTCGGATGAGCACGTTTTCTCCATCCTCTTCCCGATGGCATTAAGCCGCATGGTAGGAGGACCCCTGTGGCCTAATGATTACGACCCCAAGATTGCACAAACAGGGTTGCAAAGGGCGATGGATTTACTGTCCAAGATGGCTCCCGATGCGGGGCCTGGAATGAATTTTGTCATGACACCTTGGAGATTCTAACACTATGCCACTGATTCAACTATCCAATGTAGCCAGTGCCATCAACAATGTCTTGTTGTCGATCAAGAATGGCGTGATTTCTGGTCGTCAGAACGTGATCGTGGCATTGCCTGAAAGCGTTCAGTTTGATTACGAGGTTATCGTCGGGGGAGGTCTTAACCAATTCCCCAAAAACCAAACCAATGTTTCGACGCAAGTTGAAACAGGCCAAGATTCACAAGTTTCACTTGGATCTACATCAGATAATTCTAATGAAGTATCTCAAAACAATGGTTTAACCCAAGAAAGTTCTACTGAATCAGGGATTAACTCTGGCATCTCTCAAGAAAGTTCTACTGAATCAGGGGTTAACTCTGGCATCTCTCAAGAAAGCTTTACTGAATCAGGGGTTAACTCTGGTGCTTCTCAAGAAAGTTCTTTGGAAAACGGCACCGAAACCGGAACTGAAACTGGTATAGAAACCGGAACTGAAACTGCTACCGAAACCGGAACCGAAACTGGAACAGAAACAGGAACCGAAACTGGTACTGAAACCGGAACCGAAACTGCTACCGAAACCGGAACCGAAACTGGTACAGAAACTGGAACTGAAACTGGTACAGAAACTGGAACTGAAACTGGAACTGAAACCGGAACTGAAACTGGTACAGAAACCGGAACTGAAACTGGTACAGAAACCGGAACCGAAACTGGTACAGAAACTGGAACTGAAACTGGCACAGAAACCGGAACACAAACTGAAACCGGAACAAGCACCAGCACTTCTACAGCAGACGGATATAACGCATTCAACTGGTACGTCTAATTATGCCATCTTCAATTAACTTTAACCAATCTGGTAGCGCAATAGGTTCTCCTCAAGAGCAGAGCCGCAGTGATTCAACATCACAAAGTTCTAGTCAGAGCAGTTCAAGATCCCAAAGTTCTTCCCGGAGTAATAGTCGTAGCGCGAGCAGATCATCAAGTCGTAGCGCAAGCAGATCATCAAGTCGTAGCGCAAGCAGATCATCGAGCCGTAGTGGATCCAGAAGTGGATCCAAATCATCGAGCCGTAGTGGATCCAAAAGCGGATCCAGATCATCGAGCCGTAGCGGATCCAGAAGTGGATCCAGATCATCGAGCCGTAGTGGAAGTAGGTCTTCCAGTAGAAGTTCGAGTAGATCCTCTAGTCGAAGTGATAGCAGAAGTTCCAGCAGATCATCATCAAGAAGTTCCAGTAGATCATCTTCGAGAAGCCAGAGCGGAAGCACCTCTTCTAGTCAAAGTTCCAGCAGGAGCCAGTCCGGAAGCACTTCTTCTAGCCAAAGCTCCAGTAGGAGCCAGTCTGGAAGCACTTCTTCCAGTCAAAGTTCCAGCAGAAGCCAGAGCGGATCAACCAGTTCTTCCCAGAGTTCAAGTAGGAGTCAGTCCGGAAGTACCTCTTCCAGTCAGAGTTCTTCCAGAAGCTCTTCTCAAAGTTCTTCGGCACTTACCCAGGCCTACGATCACGAGACAATCCATGTTACTTTCACCCTACCTATCATGGGAGGCCTTGCTATCCCTGTTGGGTCAACATAATGCTTGATTTACGTCTGCATTAGTATTTTATCTGTTACACTATTAACCACAAACCCCAATTACCATGAGCGAACGATACGAACCCACAACAGCAGATACATCTGATTCCGATCACATTATCTTGTCAAAGATTCTAGATATGGTTTCAGGAACCAACGTCGGATGGGATAACCAAGCATTCACCAATGATGGTAACGGAAAGCCTATCCAGATCGTAGTTTCTCGTGGAGGTCAGGTTCTTGAAACCACAACGATCACAAGAGACGGAAACGGAAACATTACCAATATCGCAAAAAGTTAAGCCTTATTTATGGCACTTACCGACAATCTTTTAGCGTATTGGAATTTTAACGATACAAGTTGGTCAGATTTAACCGGAAATGGTCACAATCTAATCCAAAATGGGTCTAATGTTAATCTTGTCGATGCAGTAGTAGGTAAAGGGGCTAATTTCTCTGGAGGTAATACATATTTAAGCACAGGAACAAACATTGTTCCTACTGGGTTAACCCAGCTTTCAATGGCAATATGGGTAAAATCTACCGCAGATTTTTTTGCCATGAATGCTTCATCTGGGCAATCATACGGCAGTTCTGGTCAAGAATTGGGTTCTGGTGGGTATGGAAACTTTAGCGTTCTTGTTAACAATGATGGATCAAGGGATAGGGTTTATGGAAATGGGATTAACACTCAAGACGGTAATTGGCATCATATCGTTGGTACATGGAATCAGTTTGGTCATACGTCTATCTATGTTGATGGAAGCCTTGTCGGTCAGATTTCCTCAAGCGGAAAACCGATCAACAGCAATATCATTCACCCTATAAATTTCAATTCTAATGGTGATGCTACTTATGCGGTAGGGCAAAACGGACAAATCGATGAAGCGGGATATTGGACAAGAGAATTGTCGGCGGCAGAAGTTACGCAACTATATGGAGCTTCGTTTGGCACTACTTATCCAAATTTTACAATTTCAGCCGGCCCCCAATTATGGTTTAATAATTCTACTGGTGATGGTGATCTCAGTAATTTATCAAATTACTGGTTAGATAGTGGGTTTACAACCCATGCTAACTCTTTGCCTGGATCTTCAAATATAGTTTATATTGATGGATTAGTATCAAAAGATACTCAGGGTATAGGGGATGTTGGTTTTTACGCTTTATTCATTCAACCAACAGGTTTAGTAGAAAATTCCCTCCATATTACTTCTGTTCGGTTTCGTCAACAATCATTGGTTTCTGGTGAACAATCTGATGGGCTTTATTATTATCAAGGGAATTTGCTCAATGGAGGATGGAATGGTCAATACTACACATCAGGATTAGCAGACAATACTTTCACAGGACCAGCAACGGATTTTACTAACAATTCAAATCAATACTATATTAATGGAGTTGGTGTAGATGGTGGATTTAATGGTACATTATACGGCATATATGCTGGTCAAACAGGTTCATTTATAGACTATGGTTTTGATCCAACTGGCTCAACTAGTTATTTCTTTGTAAACGGATTAATTGCCAATAATGGTTATAATGGACAACATTATTACCAAGGAATTCCTGATAGCTTTACTGGGGCAGATTATGATTATTATTATGGGGAAGAGCTTTTTTTTATAAATGGAACCGCTGGTGGGTCAGGAGGATATGGAGGACAACACTATACCAATGGCTTTCTAGATTCCTTTACTGGTTCAGATTTTGACTATAATTACGATGCAACCATTTTTTACATAAATGGATCTGCGGCTTATGTAGGTTACGATGGGCAACATTATAATAATGGATCTACGGATTATTATTCCGGCATAGATTTTGATGCCTATTATAATGCTTCTATTTTATACTTAAATGGTTCAATTTCTTCAGGAGGGTGGTCTGGCAGTTATTATACTAATGGGTATTTTGATCCAACTTTTACAGGGTTTGCGTATGATTACTCATTTAGTTACGAAACAGGATATGTAAACGGAACAATACCAAGTGGAACTATATCCGCAAATTACCCATCACCATCGGATGTCAGGTTGGGGGTAAGTTATGGGTTGTCGATGCAAACTGGCACATACGTCGGTTCAGGAGGTGGATCTACCACTGGAATTAACCTTGGGCAACTCATCGGATTGCCGCCTTTTATTCAGCTATGAACAATTTCAATCCAACAGCAAATACCCTTAGCTCCTTGAGCCTTGATGCGATGGGAATGAACGGCCTTGCCGAGGTAAGAAAACCAGATGAGTCCAACTGATCAAACCGGACAAATAACACTATGGCTATCACTCTAGTTGCCGCTCCTATTGTTGCTTCCTCGAAGCTGGCCGCCGCTGACATCCAGGCTCTCATTGCCGCGATTTCACCTGTGGTAACGCTTCCGGCTGGCGAATCCCTGGCAAATGCCAAGGCAGTCAATGTTATCGTCAATGACGATGGCACCGGATCGCTGAATATCCGCTTCAGCAAATAATCAATGGAGGCGTCCGGATATACTCAACTATCCGGACGCCAAACCAACAATACACCCCTATGATTACGAGTCCTCCAACATCCATACAGATACCAGTAGCTCCAACAACAGCGCCTTCTGGTACTGCTCAAAATGTGACTCCCATTAACCTTACTCCTGTTAATGGTGCGATTCAGTTCAGGGGACCGTTAAACACAAGTCAGGTCTCCGCTTTTCAATCGCTTCTGGAAAGTTCCGGATTGATTGCCTTCCCATCAGGAAAAACGGCGGCAGATTTAGTTTCATTTTCCATCAATCTTGTTGGCCCATCCGCAGGGATTATCCAAGTAGGACTCAACTAAATAATGCTATGTTTACTGATAAGGAACATTCAGGATACATCCTCAAGCATTTGCCATTATTCGGAGGATTGAGTGGCGTAGCGGCATTTTGCACGATTTTTTGGAGTTATGCTTTGCTACCCAACAGGGTTGCAACATTGGAGGAAGGGCACAAAACCCAAGAAGCAAGAATAGCGGCCATCGAGGTAGATAATTCTCAACGGAGAGAGGCTTTAGCAACAGCATTGGCATTGATCCAAGCCATCGATGCCAGAACGAGGAGGATCGAGGATCATTTGATTCCTCCAAGCAACAAGTGAAACCCTACGCAAAAGAAATCACAGCAGGTGCCCTTATGATCATCTATTTCGCAATCCTTTTCCTACTTATCCTTGGTTCAATCACCGGATGTGCATCTGATCCTCGCTCACATTTACATAATTCTTCCCCAGACACTTACATACAAGGTGCATCCGGCATCAATGATCAGATTGAAAACAAAGCAATCCTCCTGGAACATTCGCGATGAAAACCATACTTTTATTTTTTTTAATGTGTGCTTTTGCAGTGGCCGGCCAGTTATCTGATCGTCAACTCGCACTTATACGAGGAATAGAGCAACTTTCAGCACAGCAAAAAGACGAACTTAACCATGCCCAAGCAGATTATCTGAAAGTAGAGGGACAACGAGATTGGTGGCAAGCCGATGACGCTAAACAGGCGGCTCGTGGTGATCTTTGGGAACACCGAACCGAAGTGATTGTAGAAATAGGTGCTTTGTTTTTTTCTCTCTGGATCTGGCCTATCTTGGCAGGGCAAGTTCTAAAAAACTTCCCATCCCTAGAGGGGTGGGTTTTTAGCATGATTCTTTTTGCACTTTGTCTATTTTCCGGGATGTGGGTTCTTAACCATTTCCTAGATATAATTGGAAAAGTGATCCCTACAATTCCTTCATGGGATCAGTCCGTAAGATGGATCCATCACGCTAGGGAATCATTAAAATGAGCATCACCGGAGCAATCGACTGGATACGTCGCGCTCTTAGTGAGTCGGATGGAACTCCTTCGTCGCTTCGTCCTCCATTCTGGTTTCATGAGGTCATTTTAGGAATTTGCATAACTGCTTTGGTAGCAGTGACTCTGGGATCTCATTTCCATGACCCTAAAAACCCATTTAATCCTGTTCCCCTTGGAACAGTCCTGGCCGGATGGTTTACCATTAATCGGGGTAGTAAATTGGTACAGAAAGGAATCGAACCCACACCTCCGATTACACCATTGACGTCATCTCAGTCATGAAGACTTTAATCGCTACCATCCAAGGACAGGATGTTTTCCAGAACGAGGATCTGACTTTCTCCTATATGGGTAGAGCGGATGTAGATGCCGATGGATCTCCAAGGGCTTACGCGCCAACTAAATCGGGTTTGCCTACGCTTGATTATCTAATCAATGCAGAAGATGGAGACCGCTGGTGCGGTATCGTGACAGATGATGATGGATACCCAGTCATCCAAGGAGAAAACGATCCCGCTCCTGGGTATTATATTTCAACAACAACGCTTCAACACAAGCAGTGTGCTACCAGTGATCCAGCAAGATATGTTGATTCAGAAAATGTTTCTTATGTCGTCATTAATAGGGCTATAGCAAAGGCCTGTAAGGGTGTTGTTCTGGGATCTCGATGCACCATCAAGGATACCATTTCTGGAATTTTGGTTGAGGCCGTGGTTGCAGATACAGGACCCGCAAGAAAGCTAGGTGAAATTAGCATCCGAGCCGCATCTCTCCTAGGTATTGATCCTTCAGCAAAATCCGGTGGGTCATCAGAAGTACGGTTTTTATATTCTTTCTACCCTAACCAACAAGCAGACGGATACCAACTACAGCCACTAACCTGATATGAACCCCGAACAAGACGCCCAAGAGATATTTGATAAATTTTCCTCCGATGGAGTAGAAAAATACCGCAAAGGCGTTAGAGAACATGGGGGAGGACTCTGGACTGGTGGGTGCGGATGGTTTGCCCAGCAACTTCATGACGAGGTGATTGATTCTGCATCGTACCTTCACCATCTCTGCCACCGCCTTCAATCCATCTCAACCCTAGCGCAAATGATGAAAGAGAAGTCCATCTCGCTAGAACACGCGGCAATTATCCTAGAGGAACTTGCGGGGGCACATCCCCCAAGGACTCGTCCAGGGAAAAAACCATTACATCCATGAATAACAATTCTGCAGGAACACCAGTAGTCAGGGAGGCAGTTAAAAGGTTTCCCGATACTCCGTCTCTTTCTCTTGCAAAAAAACTATATGCAGAACATCCCGAATTATGGGTGAACCTAGAAGGGTGCAGGAACTCGATCAGGTATTTCCGTGGGAATCGGGGTCAGTTATGCAGGTCAAATGCAAAGGACAAAAATCTGTTCAAACCCGCCGGAAAGCCTTGCGAACCAACAAAACTTCCCACTTCGTACAAGAGAAAATGGGAACCTTTCCTGCTCGAAGGAAACAAGATCGGAATCCTCAATGACATTCATCTTCCCTTTCATTGCAACACCGCACTCAAGGCCGCAATCACTTACCTAAAAAAACGCAAGGTCGATACGATCCTGCTCAATGGAGATACCTTGGATTTTTATCAACTCAGCAGGTTTGAAAAGGATCCCAGGGAGCGTAAAACCCATGAAGAACTCAAGGCCGCTAGGCAGTTTTTAGATTACCTCGCAGAGAATTTCCCAAAGGCAAAGATTTTTTGGAAGGATGGAAATCACGATGAGCGTCTTCAAAGTCTCCTGCGTGTAAAAGCGCCCGAACTTCTGGATATTCCGGAGTTTCGCATTCCTCACCTTTTGAGTTTTTCGAGTCGTGGGATCGGATACATTACTGAAAAACAACTCATCGAAGTAGAAGATCTGACGATCCTGCACGGCCATGAGTATGCGACACCCTTGATCGGGCCTGTCAACGCGGCGAGGGGACTATTCCTCCGGGCAAAGGCCAATTCCCTAGTTGGGCATCATCACCAAACCAGTGAACACACAGAGAGCACGATTCAAAAAAAGATGATCACTACCTGGTCGGTAGGGTGCCTCTGCGATCTTCACCCTCGATATATGCCCATCAATAAGTGGAACGCCGGTTTTGCCGTTGTTGAACGCGGGGAAGGGTGGTTCGAGGTGGAAAACAAAAGGATTCTCAACGGAAAAGTCCTGTAGCCATGAATATCCTCAATATCAGGGTGCCTCTCATCAATGATCGGTGCTGGATATTCTGGCCTTACTCCAAGGCCGAGGTCGAAAAGTGGCTTGAGAAAAAGAAAATCAAGGATGTGGAGCTAATTCCTGATAAGTATGGGGTACTTGGATCCTGTGTTTATACTGAAAAAAAGGGTGCTTTGGTATTCCTGAAGCGATGGAGGAACAATGACTATGACAGGCACGTTCTGGTACATGAGTTAACCCATGCGGCCAGCTTCATCCGTCACGCTCACGGCATTGAGGAAAACAATGAGAAAAACGAACTACTCGCCCACATCATTGACCATTTGACCAAGAGAGCATTTACCGCTTTGAGTCAAAAACAGCATTCAATGAAGGCAAAGCCGCGATCACCGAAGGCCTTGTCATCATCAGCGCGATCTGTTCCCTCTCATCCTTACTCATCTTGACTAGGTGAGGGGATACCCTCCTCCACCAGACCGAAAGTTCACCCTGCTTTTCACTCACGAGATCATCAACATCCTCAAGATCTACCTGCATTCCGCTTTCATTTGCCCAGATGGAAAGAGCTTTCCTGTAGTTCTGTGAGTTTGGTTCACATCCTAGGGCACGAAGAATCTGCTTGAGTCCGGTTCCTCTGATCTTTTTCCCGCTCGTGAACACCTTATTGATCAGAAAAAGACTGACACCGGCCTTATCAGCAATCTCGCGCTGGGTCATTGGCTTCATTTTGGAATCAAAACGACTGAGCGCCCGACGCATTTCGGAAACATCCATGTTTTTGCCGGGAGATTGATTTCTCTCGGCAAGCCACTTTTCTAATTGTTCTGACGAAGCGGATTGGATCGCGGCCTTACCCAGCTTGGGATAGGGAAAGCTATGTGCTCGTAACTCCCGAAGGTAATCTGCAAGTGTCATTTTATGTATTATTTCCGTGTTATTTTGTTAAACGTCTGTTGGGGGTTTCGGGGGAGAGACGGATATAGATGGTGTTGCCAATTCACGCCTTAACAGCAGGGCTACCAGTTCACTGAAAGACATTTCATTCTCCCTTGCGTAGAGCTTTGATGCTGCAGAGAGCTTGGGACCTATCGTTAAAGTCACATTGACCTTGTTAAGGTCGGGTTTCTTGTGCGGTTTCACAAGTGCAAAATACTTGTATAACCAACAGGGCGCAACTTTTTTTTCGTACTACAGACAAAAAAAGTGTTGATGATGTGGAAAACCAGTGGTAAATCCGAGGCATGGCAAGACCCAAAACACTCAAAGACCCAGAGCAGATCACGCTTGTCATCGAAAAAGAGACCAAGAAAAGGGCTTATGAACTTGCACTGAAAAACGGAATCTCCATCAGCAGATTGGTTTCATTCCTGATCGATGAAGCAAGTTCATATACCCCCGAACCCACCACCACAACCCCATGAGCAAAAAAATAACTCGTCAGGAAATCAACGATCTCGCCAAGTCGGTTAGATCGTCCGTCTATAAAAAAATCCGTCTCCCTGTGCTTCTTTATTTCTCGAAGCTCAATGCCTATGAACCCCCCAGCGAAATTCTCCGGTGGATCCTGATTATCGAGACAACATTTATCATCACGGAGGCATCCAACCTTGCCGCCGCAAAGAATGCCCTTCGTGGGCTTCATCGCCTCCTGAAAGAGGAGTTTCCAGAGGATTATCCAGAATCTACCACCGAGTAGCATGGATACTTTCGTCGGATTCCTACTTTTGATTTTCCTTTTAGGACTTTTGGTTGGACTGCATTTGCAGATCAACCAGGACAAGTAAGCAGACAAAAACCCACCACACATGACAAACAATCCAGAAGAAACCGCTCTGGCTCTTGCCCCATCGGCACCGGCCATGATCCAACAGCAAAGTAACACGGCTTTTGCCAATGCCTCCTCATTTGAGTTGGCACAACGCATGGCTCGCGCCCTAACAAGTAGCAACCTAGTTCCCACCACATTTCAAGGTGATGCGAACATTGGTAGCGCTATGATCGCGCTGGAAATCTCCCAGCGACTACAGGCATCCCCACTCATGGTGATGCAAAACCTAAATGTCATTCATGGAAGGCCGGCCTGGTCGAGCCAGTTCATTATTGCCGCACTCAATTCCTGCGGTCGGTTTTCCCCATTACGTTTTGATGTAACAGGGGAAGGGGATGACAAAACCTGCCTTGCATGGGCATACGATAAATCCAGTGGAGATCGCCTTGATGGTCCTCCGGTGACTATTTCGATGGCAAAAGCCGAAGGATGGCACAGCAAGTCGGGATCCAAATGGAAAACCATGCCGGATCTGATGCTTCGCTATCGTGCGGCGGCGTTTTTTGGCCGTCTTTACGCTCCGGACATTCTCATGGGTATGCAATCCGTGGAGGAAGTTGTCGATGTGGGCGACCGATCACGCAAATCTCCCAAGGCCTCGAATGTTTCTTTTGAGTCTCCGGAAAGGGACGTTAAGCATGATATGCTTTATGTCGAAGTTGTTTCTGAAAAGGAGAACATCATTGCAGAGCCTCCGGTATCTATGACCAAGAAGGAGATCGCAGAGGGAATTAAGGTCAAGTTGGAAGAGGACAACATCCCGAAGGAGACCCTGCTAGAGGTGTTAAAGAATAACGATCTGGCACCAAAGGATGCCACGATGCTGAATCAAGTTCCTGTAGAGGATCTTCAATACACTCTCCTTAACTGGGAAAAGGTTAAGAGCTTTATGAACAAAAAGGAATCGACCAATGAGTAATCCTGCCGCCTCAAAGGACGAGACCATTTCAATCAAAATCCCTGGGTGGGTTTTGGAATCACTCAATGAACACGCCCAAAAGCAAAGCGTGAGTCTTCAAACACTAATCCTCAACTGTGTCGTCAAACACATCACTACAAAACAATGAGCAATCCAGAAATCATTGAAAATCAACCAGCAGAGCAATATTTCGCAAGCGCCGGAGTATCCAAGCATGACCTAGATCTGGTCAATATCAGCCCAGCACACTATCAGGCCGCTAAATCCGCTCCTCGTGAAGAGGCAACTCCAGCCATGAAGATCGGAACACTTGTCCATACGGCAGTCCTCGAACCGGATCGGTTTGAAGAGTCGTATATCATAGCTCCAGATGCAGATCGTCGCACCAAAGATGGAAAGGCCGCTTGGGAATCTGTAGAAACCGCCGCAAGGGATCAGGGCAAGATTGTCGTGAAACCAAGCGATTTGCAGAATATCCAAGGCATGAAAGAGGCAGTGTTCGCCCACAGGAGCGGATCTGCCGCACTGAAAGCAGGTGGACTTATCGAGGCATCTCTCTACGCAACTCATGAAAGTGGGGTGCGTCTCAGGGGAAGGCCGGATTTGATCTCAAAAGGAAATGCCATCATTGATGTCAAGACCTGTGCCAAGGGAGCCGGGGGGAAGGCAGAGTTTGCCAAGGCGGTAGCCAATTTCCGGTATGATGTTCAGGCGGCATTTTATCTCGATCTGGCTTCATTAGTAGGTATGCCCAAGGAGGCTTTTGTATTCCTAGTTGTGGAGAAAGAGCCTCCCTATGCAGTTGCCGTCTATCAACTCGATGCAGAAAGCATCGAAGCCGGACGCCAGCAGTACCGAAAAAATCTTACACTTCTGGCAGAGTGCATGAGTTTTGATGAATGGCCTGCATATTCTTCAGAGGTAGAGGTTATCAGTCTTCCCAAGTGGAAACTTAACCAACTCGCGGAGGTATCGGCATGAGCGACACAATCAACGGAGGCCCTGCGTGGCCTATGCCAAAAAGAGTAGAAACCCCAGCGGGTCCTATGACTTACACTTACCTTTTACCTGGGGTTACAAAGCGGTATTACTTTGCGGCATTTGCCATGCAGGGGATTATTTCGAGTCATAACCAACCCTTCTCAAAAATTGTTGCTTCTCTGGCTTATGAGTATGCAGACGCAATGCTTATGCAGATGAATAAAGAGGAATACACATCATGATCCGTCCTAAATTTCTCAAGAAACAAGATACATGGATGCTATCGCGTGCCATGAAAATCCACCCCATCGAGCGACCTGATCAGCTTATCAGGATGCAGGATGGAACTACTTACAAAGTAGATCCGAACACTGGATCACTAAAAAACACATCAAAAAACCGAGCAAAGTTCCGCAAATTGCGGCACGCAATTAGTAAAATAAAATGACACCTGAAGAAGTATATGAAGATTGGTGGAAGTCGGAAGGCATCCGTTTCCTGAACGAAGATAACTCTGTTCCATCAACGGAAGATCGGGTGAAGCACGCATTTATGTCGGGTCTCCGGCATAATTATATCCGCGAGTGCATGAAAGCCACCTTGTCGCGTATCGCCATCACCAAGCAGATCCAAGAGGAGAAGCACGATGCCCCAAGCATTATTGAAT